TTTAACAAATTAGTAATTATTTTCTGATATGTGAAATTATTTCGTATCTTTGTGCTATGAAGTTGACATTGAAAATAAAACTTTTGCCTACTAACGAACAGGCTAACTTGCTTCTCGACACGATGAAGGAAGCTAATACTGTTTGCAATGCCATTTCTGAGGTGGCTTGGGAGAAGCGTATTTTCAATAATTTTAAATTGCATCACGAAGTTTACCATAGCTACAAGGCTACATTTAAACTTTCCTCTCAAATACTTGTACGTTGTATTGCAAAGGTTGCCGATGCTTATAAACTTGACAAGAAAACCAAACGCACTTTTAGACCACTTGGAAGCATTGGTTACGACAGTAGGATAATGACCTACAAGCCTAATGATATTGTTTCTCTTTGGGCTATTGGTGGTAGGATTAAAATACCTTTTGTTTGCCACAATAGAAACTATCTTCCTTACATAAAGGGCGAAGCTGATTTGGTTTACAAGAAAGGTAAGTTCTATCTTTTTCAGACCGTTGATGTTCCAGAAGAAGATGTTAAAGACATTGAGGAATTTATCGGTGTGGATTTTGGACAAACAGACATTGCCGTTCTTTCTGATGGCACTAATTATAATTCTGAACAACTTAAAAAAGTTCGTAAAAAATATTCTAAAGTAAGAGCAAGCGTTCAAAGCAAAGGCACAAAAGGAGCTAAAAAACTCCTGAAACGGCTTAGTGGTAGAGAGCGTAGGTTCGTTTCGATTAATAACCACACAATAAGCAAACAAATAGTAACTAAAGCCAAAGAGGAAAACAAAGGCATTGCTATTGAAGATTTGAGTAAAATTAGATTTACTGCAAAGCCGAAGAGTAAGACACAAAAGACAGAGTTGAACCGTTGGAGTTTCTACCAGCTTCGTCAATTCCTGACTTACAAGTCTTTGCTTAATGGCGTTCAATTGGTTGTTATCCAGCCCGCTTATACAAGTCAAACTTGTAGCGTGTGCAAACATATCGGAACGAAAGAAAACTCTTTTAGAAAAGGCAAGAAGTTTGCCTGTACAAATTGTGGTAATGTTGCTGATGCAGATATAAATGCTGCCCACAACATTGCTGCATGGGGTGTCGCTGTAAATACGCCCGAAAAGAATAATATGTTTTGCTCTCTGCATTCGTGTTAATTTTTAAAGCCCATCCCATCGCTTTTTAGCGTGGGTGGGTAGTTTACTGTTCAAATGTTTCTGTAAATTTTGATATATCTTCATCACTCTCTTCCATTCTTAATGAATGATCTCTAAACTTCCATGCTTGCTCTTTTCTTAATCCGGTTCCCCTTTTATCCCAAACATGATACACTCCAGAATTTGACAAATAATCCCCTCCTTGCTTTATCTGCGAAAGAGTCATTATCCAATCAGCATTATCAACTATCTTTTCAGATCCGCGTGCTTTTCTTGTCAAATCCCTTGTTATTAAATCATCGCCTTTTGATACGTGGCATATAGCAAGAACAAATATGTTCCATTTTTTCGCGAGTTCTTTTAATCCTTTTGAATGTTCATTAGCGCGTTCAACTTCCGTTCCGGTACCACCCATCATTGACATACCGTCAACAATTAGTATATCTACTCTCCCGCGCTCTTTAGTAACCTTTTCTATTAATTCATCATACCTACCAGATGTCATATTAGAATTTTCTGATACAATTAAATGGTCTGTTAACATTTCTTTCATTGATTGAAGCGCGCTTTCAATTTCTAAACCTCCTTTATATCGAGCCTCTAATAAATCAGTAGCAAGCCTTGCCCCTCCTGTCATACAGATATTAATAAATCTCTCAGCAAGAGTAGCTGTTCCCATTTCCATATTAGAATATATACAACGGTTATCTTTTACATTTTGAAAACATATATTTTGTCCATATAATGATTTCTTACTACCTCCATAACCTAAAATAATGCCTAACTTCCCGCGTTGTTTACCTTTGAATAAATTGTCCAGTCCTTTAAATACCATATATACTTTATTGTTTTCTTCATTCAATGACTCGACAAATGACTGCCACATATCAGCAAACGTACTAATCTTTAAAGGTTCTTTATCTTTATGCTTTCTATTTGAGCGCGCTGAATTAACTAATGTGTTTATTTCTGATAACGGTAACGGATCTGGCGCGCTATTATTAATTGATGTGATAAGTTCTTTTATGCTTTTTTCATGTAAGTCTGTATTAATAAACAGATAGTAAGCCTGTTTATATAGCTTATTATTTCGATCACCTCGCGGACCTGGAAGAAAAAACCCTTCATCTATTGTCTTTTTTTCAGGTTCATCTGTTTTTAAAAATACACTCCTTACAATTCTGTTTATTTTTTCATTTAATCGTATTTCGGATATTGGTTTTTTTCGCGTAAATATTCGCGGTCTGCTTGCCAGTGCTTTTATTTCCTCAATGGTTAATGAAAATAATTCAGAATATGATATTTGTATTTTATATAATCCAGATTTCCCGTGTAATGAGTTATCAACCCTCATTAATCTATGATTCTCATAAATAACAACATCATATTTTAAAGGGCCACATAGTTCTGCAACTACTAATTTTATTAATAAGCCCATTTCCTCATGTGGCTCAGGTGAACCAAATGAATTAATATTAATCACAATATGGAATCCTTTATTGCCTGAAAAATATATTGAAAGATCCTCAGGGCTTAAATCGTATTCTGATTGTAAACGCGTAATTATCTCTAATGCACGTGCCTTTGATTCATTCAGATCAGTTTCATTATCAACATCAATAAGTATGTACGGACAAAAATGTTTGCCTTTATGATCTTTAATTGTATTGTGAATATTAACATAGTCAAGTATTGATTTATCAAATGGAAAATGAGAAATATAACACTCGTGTCCACGTGCCTCATTGGTTACTGATGTATATTCTACTATATTTCCTCGGTCAATATTGACTCCTTTAGTTAGCTCTACGTACATTTTTTAACCATTTATTAAGAGTAAGATAAAAAGATGAATATGTTTTTTTTGTATAGTTTTCTAAATCTCTACAAGTATCATATATTTTACGCCCTGTCTCATCTGATGTTTCTTTAAGTTTCAGATATTGTTTGTAGCCTATTTGATCTTGCATTTTTAATAATTTATTTAAAGGTCTACCTAAATCATTTGCTCCATATATGAATTTAACAAATAATTCATACATCGGGTCATTAGCTTCTTCGATTTGCAAATCATAAAATTCGCTATATATATATTTCTTATCTTCTTTATATTCTTGTTTGTGGTTAGTTGTTGGTTGATTGTTGGTTAGTTGTTGGTTAGATTGTTGGTTAGTTGTATTTTTTTTAGGCTGATATTCGTCATATTTACAGACAGTTATAATACTATATTTGTTGGTTGACTGGATGGTTATTTCTTTAGTACTTTCCAATCTTCGCAAACAAGTCCTTAAAGTTTGCTCACTTATTCCAGTGCTTTCTTTTAATGATTTTCTACCAGTAATTAATTGACCTCTTTTTACTTTTATACCTCTCCATTCATCATCTACATTATTCGCAGAAATCAATAAATACACAAATAAATGTACCATTTCAGATATATTAAACCACTCCCACTCTGCAAACTTTCTGTATAGTTTTATCCAAGTATTTTCATTCATGAGAATAAAATAAAAAGCCCTCACAAGCAGAAAAGCCAGTCAAGGAAAACAGCGCGACCCGTTGGAACCTTTTGTGGCTTTTACTTACCTGTGAAGGCAATATTTCAAATACGTTAAAACAAATTTTCATAGTCGCGCTTTTATTAATCCAACACTACAAAGTAAATGCTTTTATTTCAGACTTGCAAATTTATTTTTGCTAAATCACTTTAAAAATACCCTTCTGTCACCCATCATAAAGAAGTTGTGTATCATTTGCATCTCTGACTTAGTTATCCTAGAGTGTGCCGCCTCATGATGACGTCTACATAAACATATAATATTATTTATTTCATCTGCATCAGGCTTAGCCCTTCCCCATATATGATGAATATCAAACCCCTCACCGTCTGCCCGTCCTTGCTTGCCGCAAGCCTCACAAGTTAATAATTCTTGTTCTCCAATATCAAAATAGTCAAGGTATGTTTTTACGTACTTTTGCATCACAATTTACTTAAAAACTTTTCAAACTCTGTTTCAATAGTCTCAATTATTCCGTCTAAAATATCGCCCTCAAAATAAGCCCCAAGTACATTCTCATAAATCCAGGGCAATTGCTCCCGGATGTAATTTTCAAAGCTTTTTTGCGACATCTTGCCAAATGCTATGCTGTCATATTCGACTGCAGAAGATCCATCTTGAAAGGTAAATATTATC